CTTAGATCTAGCCAGTTCGTACTAGGATGTCCTGTGGAGCCAGGTAACTGTCATCCGATCGGTAAAATCTGTTAGCACCTTGCGTGGTACAATTTTAAACCTTCACCTCCGGTGGAAGGGTAAGGAAGATAGTGTGTTGTGCAGGCATAATACCTATCTCTCTGTTTCTTGAGTGTAGCGGAAATCCGAAATGGGGTAGGGGTTATTGGTAGGGTTTAGTTAATAGACCTCCACCCCCCGCATAGAGCCCATGGCTCGTGCATCAAAGACCCGAAGACTTCAACCTGCAGTAATGAAATTACATTTCGCTTTTGCGCCAAATTCTACTAATTTCGTTTCGATCAGTGAAGCTGCTTCCAGGATGAATCGAAGATTTATGAGGCAAGGACTGAATTGGGCCGTAGCTAATGTTCGGGTTACAACCCAGCCTGCAGCTGTGCCTGGTGTTGGATCCAGTTGTTATGTGAATTCTATTCCACATACCTGGACTGTTGCAAATGCTTGGAACAAGGCTTACCACGCTTGGAAAGATCAGCAAGATGAAGCCATCGAAGAGGCAGGCTCCGAATCTGCAGTTGCCAGGTTCAGAGACTTCAAAATCTCAGCTGACATTGACCATGACGTAACGGCTAATGCTTCGCCTGTTGCTATGGGCCCAGGAACCACCGCTGGTCCGTATCCGCCAGGGTTAATTGTCGGACCAGAGGTAAACGCCGCAGAAGAGTGGTTGCCATCGCAGGTAGTTATTCCTAATGATGGTGGACCTGGAGTTACTGCAGAATACTTGCTCCATATGGTTGGTGTTTCAACTGCAGCAAGTAAATCTATTATCGATGGGTATGCTTTCTCTAGAGCGTTCCCAACTTCACCCGACCCTTCAACTCCTTCAATCTCAACTTCTTGGTTGAGTCAGTTGCACAATGTCGGCGATAATCAGTCCGAGATAGTCGATAACGCAGTTGATCGTAATGATGAACTTCCTTACGATCAGTCAGCCTATCCTGGAGGAGGATCAAACCTGTCTCAACTTGAGACTCAAGGTTATGTTCTGAACCAGTCAACAATCGGTGTTAATCAATATAATACCGGCCCGTTTACTGCTCCTTGTGGAATTATTCGCTTTGATTTCCACGGACAAGCTCCTGATCCTTCAGAGACCCTATTCAATATAGTTACAATTGAACTAGTACCTGGTAAACATAGGGGTTACCTGGCAGAAACCATGGAGGCATTTTGATGCCTGATCCAGTAGATGGAATTAAAACTGTAGCTAGTGGTGTTAAAGTTGCCACTGCAATTGACCACATAAAAAATAATCGAATAGAATATTTAATTTTGCTCGTGATAAGCCACATGCTGGGCTTCACGTCCATCGTAATCGCCAAAGCGCAAGGTGTGTGTATTTAATGGCGAAATATAATTACGGAAAAACCTTCAAAAAAGACGGTAAATTAGTTAGATACCGTTACACGGACAAGAAAAAGTCTACGAAGAAGCTTGTTTCTGCTCCGACAAAAGGAAAGTGATCTCTTGGACACTGCCGGTTGCACTCGATGCGGTTCTCGAATCCACTCGAGGGTGAAGCTTGACCCTGAATTCATTTCTGAAGCTGGGCCTGAAACATTCCACGTTATTTGCGTTGGATGTTCATTTGAGTGGGTGGAATAATGTTTTATTCAGATTACGGGAATTTCAGCGTTGACTCCTGGAGGGAAGAGGTTTCCTCGAGTCTAGTTCTTAATTCATCTTCGATTGCTATTGCTATTGCACGTGCAAGCGGCAAACAAGTAAAAAAAGACAGCAAGTTAGTTCCCACAATTGCTGGATTTGTAGCGGTTGGTGCAGTTTATACTGCTGCTACAGCCTTGGTACTTGTCGATGGTCCCCTCCCTTTCGGCGATGCCATCGCTGCGGGGTTGATCGCCATCCCCGACGCTGTGATATTCCATTGGGGATATTCACTGTTCGATTAAACACTTAGTGTTGTAAAGATACTTACAGGTATATATCTTGCACGACCTTCGGATGTATATGGATGATCCATACACATGTTTAGAGAAGGCTCTTTATTCTACTAAAGGAGAGATGCTTGAATTGAGGAACGAAATTGTTGAACTGCAGCAGGCTATTATGACCCTGACTTCAGTTATTCAGGAGTTGGTTGGGTGAGTTCATCACCTCACACCTATCCTCCGCAGGCTCCCAAGAGCCGGAGAGTGTCGATACTTCGACCTGACAAAACCAAATTTGGTTATTTTTACTGTCGACATTGTTGGCCTAATGATTGCAGGTGTTTTTAATGCGCCCTGTTTGGCGTTGGTTTGCTTGTCCTCGATGTGAGAATGTTTCACTTCGCCAGGCACGAACCGCATCTTGCCCGATTTGTTCAACAAAAAGGGTCCGGAAACAAATGCACGTGCAGGGGTGGATGTTTTGAGATACAACCCCGATTGCGATTGCTGCACGAACCGTAGAAAGTCCTCGATTAGAAATAAAAGAGTTTCAGAGGAAACAGAAAAAGTGTTCCTTGAATATGTCTGTGTTAACTGTGGTGAGCTTAGATCTAGCCAGTTCGTACTAGGATGTCCTGTGGAGCCAGGTAACTGTCATCCGATCGGTAAAATCTGTTAGCACCTTGCGTGGTACA